ACACGCTGCAGGATGTCAGCCATAGCCAGCTTGCCCTTCACTTCGAAGCGACACGCTTTCAACGCGGCTTTGACGACGGGCACCGGGTAGGCGCAGAGGTCTTCGGCCATCATAGCGGCGGTGCCGGGGTTCATTTCCTGGCCCATGGCCTCGGCCGTTGCGCAGATTGCAGCGGCCAGTCCGGCAACCTGCTGGTCGTTCATTTCAGAGGTATTCATTGCGGTCACCTGCTTGGCGTTTGGCCAAAACCATCTGGGCGGCCTGCTCGGCTGCGGAAAGGTTTGCCTCAGTCCGTTCCATCTGGCGGGCGGTTGTGCCGTTGATGCGCTGTCCGGTCACCCACTGGGTGTGGTAGCTCTCGGCGTTGGCCAGCAGTTCGTTGAGGCTGTGGCACTTGCGCAAAACGGCGGCATCGCTGGTTTTCAGGAAGTGCGCGGCGACGTGGTGGGCGACATCGGCACCGAGGCGGTCGACCAGTTGGCCGAGCTGGCCGCCCACCTTGGCGTTCCACACCGGCCAGGCGCTGTAGCGCTTGCGGTAGGCCATGGCGTAGTTCGCCCAGACCTTGAAGGTTTTGCAGGTCTGGTCTTTGGGGCCAGGCATGTCGGCCGGGATCTCGACTCGTGGAGTGTCGGTGCGACCCACCACCAGGACCAAGCCTCGGGATTGAGCCGGCTTGCCGGTGGCGTCCTGCAAGTCCTGACTGGTGTCCTGATCTGTATCCTGATGATTGGTATCCTGATTTGTCGGAGATTTTTCCGACCCTTGCCCGGATTTTTTTCCGACCTTGATCGGAGATTTATCCGCGGTAGATCGGATTTTTTTCCGACCCTTGTTATTTGGTGGGGTCGGATATTTTTCCGACCCGTCCAGCTTCTGGTTCCACTCGACAGCCTTCTCGGTAAGGCGAAAAAGCGTGATGTTCGAAGTGCTGGAAAGCTCAATCAAACCGGCCTCTTCCAGGGCCTTCAGCATGCGGTAAGCGGTGTCCGGCTTATCAGTGAGCAGCGGCAGCTCCTCGATGATCTTTGCCTTGCTCAGCGCGAAGAAGATCCCATCATCCGTCTTGATTGGCTTTGTCCAGCTCGGGCAGCCGTAGACGAAAGCGAACAGCAGGGCTTGCTGAGAGTTCAGTCCCCACTCCAACGCCTTCACCTGGTTAATCGTGACAGTGTATTGCATGTCAGGCCTTCCCGACCTTAGCGGCCAATTCAAGGAAGCGATCCACGTACCAGTGAGGCTGTGTCTCGCGGGGGCATTTAGGGCTGGTGAGGTTTTTGCCGTAAGCCAGGCCCTTCTCGGTCACGGACCAGAAGTCGACCACTTCCTGCTTGGAGTTTTTGCGCTGGAGCAGGGCCAGGAAGCCGTGGGCCTGGAGTACCAGGTTGAAGGCACGGGCGGTGCTGGCGATGGCGTGATCTTTGATCAGGGCGGTAATGGCCTTCGTTGGCATCGAAGAGCCGCCAGCAACGTCAGGGGCGGCATCAACGGCATAGCCTGGGAGGAATTTGGCATCCAGGCCGTTGTTGGCGGCGATCTTGGCCAGCATCATCATCTTGCTAGAGTTGGCAGGCTTCAGCAGGTGGTCGAAGCACTCAAGAATGGCGAGTTCGCCAACGATCTTGGAGTTGTTTGGCCCCTGGGCGGAAAACGAGCCGGTCTTGCGGATGCTCGGCACCACCTGCCCCACCACCCACTCTTCGAACTTCTCAGCAGCAGGCAACTTCGACTTCATCACCAGCCGGTACAAGTCGCGCTCGGGAATGATCGTCATGAAACCACCACCCTGTTTCGGGGTAGTGGTCGCGGCCTTGCAGTGGCGGGCCACTGCGTTCTCCGGTTTGGAGTAGCCGAGGGCGTCGGCGACATCGCGCGCGACAAACCAAGGATCGCCAAGCTTGTCGGTAATGACCCGGATTGCGGCGCCGTCGAAGTCGAACGGAATCACTAAGGAATTGCGCGCCACGTTTTCCGATTGCGAAAAACGTGGCGCGGGAATGTTGAGGCTATTGATCGATTCGGTGTGTTGGTGCATGATTCGCTCCAGTTGTTTACCGCTGTAGAAAAAGCCGACCTCGTACGTCGGCTTTTTTGTGTCTGTAATTCAGGCGATGGATTTCAGTGCTGGCTTGCCGTTAAGCAGAGCCTCGGCCTTGCGGCGCAACTCCCCCGCCTTCGCTTCAACCTGACGGCACTGCTTGGCAAAAGCTGGCAAGTGCGGCAGGTCCTGCTCGCACATCACCTGGTCGTCAAATACTTCGCTGCCGGTGTCGATCACATCACCCAGCGCGCGGATCAGCGCACCGAAGCTTTTATTCGCACATTGGTCGCTGGTCATCTGGCGAGCTCCGGTCAGGCCGTGGCGGCTCGCCAGTTCATTGATGCAGTGGTCGCGAAATTCAGGCTCAAGGGCGTTCACCCATGATTCTTCAAGCCAGGACGGCATTTCCTGATCGCCAGACAGCCAGCGCTGAACGCGCTTTAGCCAGCGGCCGGTCGCCTTCACAAAATCGGCTACGTCGTTCTGCGTGGTCAACAAGGTGAAGTCAGGCACCTCTTTGGCGATGGCCTTCTCTGGGCACGACAGATGCAGCTCGCGGCTCAACGCTTGGGCAAAATCGTCCTGGCTCAAGCTGGTGCGTGCGATCTGGTTTGCAGCATGGGCGACCAGCACCTGATCACGGGTTTGTACGGTGTGTCTGGAACTGGACGTTTGCATGGGGTCTGCTCTCTTCTAATCTGGCTTCAATGGAACGGCGGACAGGAATGTTAGGCGGCGGATTGAGCCCCCTTCTGGCGCATGCATAGCTCGCGGGCAGTGATTTTTCCGCCGGTCAACTCTTCTGCCTTGAAAGCCTTTTCGGCGCGCATCGGGTGAATCCCGGCAACCCAGTACGAAACTGCGGCTTGAGAAACGTCGAGCGCTAAAGCGGTTTTGGTTTGCCCGCCGAAGAAGTCGACGAGCCTTTCGATAGGGGTCATAAGAGCGCCCTCCTGATAAGCCTGCTTATATCCTAATTAGAAGGAAACTTATTTGCAAGCTGATAAGGGAACTTATAAATTTCAGCTGATGAGCACACTCGCCGAACGAATCAAAACCGCACGCAACCACGCCAAGCTGACGCAGAAGGCGCTCGCCTTAAAAGTGGGTGTTGAGCAACCGGTAATCTCCCAGCTGGAGACCGGAAAGAACCTTCAAAGCGCACACCTACCGAAGATCGCCCATGTGTGTGGTGTGAACGCTATTTGGCTCTCCGAAAATACCGGGCCAATGACAGGTGTGAGCGCTGCCGAGTCAAACATCTCAATTGCCGCTCAGCCCACCAAATCATTCCGCTACCCAGTAATCAGTTGGGTTGCCGCCGGCGCCTGGGCAGAAGCTGTTGAGCCCTACCCAGTCGGATTCTCGGACAGCTATGAGTTCTCGGAGTACGACTCCAAGGGCACAGCATTCTGGCTGAAGGTGAAAGGCGACTCGATGACGGCGCCCGCCGGCCAGAGTATTACTGAGGGCACGCTGATCCTGGTAGATACCGAGGCCGAGGTTGCCCCAGGTAAGCTGGTCGTGGCCAAGCTGCCCGACAGCAACGAAGCTACCTTCAAGAAGCTGGTCAGTGATGGCGGCAGACTGTTCCTGAAGCCGCTGAATCCGAGCTACCCCATTGAGGCCGTCGACGAGAATTGCCGGATCGTTGGCGTGGTTGTCCAGGCGCTGCAGAAGTTTTACTGATGCCATCCGCCCTTGGAAAGCCATCGACTTCATGGCGAGAGCAAAGCTTCTGGAGCAAGGTGTGGGCCTGTGCCCTGCTGGCGCTCATGGTGGTTTTCACAACCGAAGCTGGCATTTGGCCGGACGGCAGCTCATCCAACCGCAAGCGGGTATTCAGTCCTGGCTTCGTGGTGCTCTGCGTTTTCGTGGCTGTGGTTGAGCTGATAACGCTGAACCACTTCTATGGAGTGCGGATGAGGTGAGGGCGGGGCAAATCACGAGAGCTAAGCCTTAGCAGGTGCGGCGCGCGAGCTGCACGATGAACGGGCTGGCTCATCGGTGATGAATAGCTTTTAGAGTCCGTCTATGTCGCGTAGAGTCAGGCCCATGCTAGGTGTTTGTGTAATGTCTAAAGAAAGGTTTCGCACATGGAAGCGCTAATCAACCCAGAAATACTGAGATGGGCTCGTTCCAGGGCAAGAATCAGCGCGGGCACGCTTGCGAAAAGTATCGGGACTGCTGAGGACAATGTGCTTGCTTGGGAAGACGGAGCGAAACGGCCTTCCTTTAACCAAGCCATGAACTACGCGCATCATACGCACATCCCTTTTGGCTATTTGTATCTAGCAAAACCGCCTGTTGAAGACCTGCCTCTACCCGACCTTCGAACCGTTAACGGTCGAGAGCCAAGCTATAGTCTTGCTCTCAGAGACACAATCCGTTGGGCGATGGAACGACAAGATTGGTACCGTAGCTGGTTAACTTCCCAGGGATATGAGAAAAACGAAGTAGTTGGAATCCTAAGTATTAACGATGGAATTCCCGCAGTTGTGTTTAGCATGCGGGAGAAGCTGGGAATACCTGAAATGCCAAAACGCGGAACTTTCGATGATTATTTTTCTAAGCTGGTTCAAAGTATAGAAAACATCGGAATTCTGGTTATGCGCAATAGTATTGTAAACAACAATACGAGTAGACCTCTATCGGTTGATGAATTTCGCGGCTTTGCGATGAGCGACGCTCTAGCTCCTGTAATATTCGTCAATACTGCCGATTGCCCCGAGGCCCGACTCTTCACTCTCATCCACGAGCTTACGCATATCTGGATTGGGAAGTCTGGCGTATCTGACGCAGAACCACAAACGCACAATAGAGAAGAGATATTCTGTAATGCAGTTGCCGCTGAACTGCTGGCGCCAGAACGTGAGTTTCGTATTGCCTGGAAGCATTTTGAGGATTGGAAAGATAACCTCCCTTTCATCACACGGACATTCCATGTCAGTGAGTGGGTGATTGCTAGGCGCGCATTGACGCTGGGGTTCATCAGCCAAGCTGATTACAGTAATTTCATTGGTGGCAAAATAGCAGCGCACAAAGCCAGAAATAAAGATGGAGCTCCGCCCTACTCGCGACTACAGACTGGACGAATCAGTAAAACTCTGGCCAAAGCCGTGGCGAGTGAGGCATTGAGTGGCCGTATGCTATTCAGGGATGCCTCTAGGCTGATGGGAATAAAGCCACACAAGATTTCTGAATATTCTAAGAAGGAACTTGGATTTTGAGCTACCTGCTAGATGCCAACTCTTATATACAAGCTAAAAACGCTCACTATCGAATGAATTTCTGTCCTGGCTTTTGGGATTGGCTCGATACGGCTTTTCAGCTAGGACAACTATCGAGCATTACCATGGTGTACAAGGAATTGTCCGATTATGGTGATGAGCTATCGGATTGGGTAAAGATACGTCAAGCGCAGTTCGATACAATTGACGACAAGGCTACTCAGGAGTTTTTCGGGCGAATTGCTGAGCATGTTATGAGTATGAAGCTCCCTACAGATCCTGAAAAGATTCGTTTCTTAGGTGGTGCAGATCCATGGTTAATTGCGAAAGCAGCCACGACCGGTAAAACCATTGTGACTCATGAGGTTTTAGCCCCCGACAATAGCAAAAAAATTAAAATCCCAAATATTTGCAAGGATTTTGATGTCAACTACATCACATCATTCGACCTACTAGACGTACTCCAGGCCAGGCTTGTTATCGAGAGGCCTTAGTTTTAATTTAGACTCCCCAAGCCCGGTCCCGCGCCGGGTTTCTTGTATCTGGCGGTTCCCCTGCCCTGCTATGGTGGCGCCCTCTGATCGCAATGGAAGCATCGAAGAATGGACTCATGGAAGACACTGGCGATAGCCCTACTGGCATCGGTCAGCACGCAGGCCGTATCAGGTGATGGCGCCAACCCTATCGCTGCCGCGATATTTCTCACAATATCCGCGCCAACCATTTTAATTGGAGCGACCACATCTCTCACGGCCGAGCCGCCAAAGGTTTTCAAGTCAGCTAAGACCGACGCCCTGGCCTTCATTGGTTCAGACGGTGAGATTCGCGGTGCGGAGTTTGAGCAGGCATCCAGATACTACCAGTCGACCTATCCTTCTCCGCTCATGTCAGACATGCAGCTGGCCCAGTCGATAGCTACATCATTCTGAAAGCGGCCTTCAAGCAGGCCGCGATGCGAGACCTTTCGTTTCTCCGACATCCTTTTCACCTGGCATTTACAGGACAGAGTGCAAAGTCGCCCTACTCCTTTGAAGAATTCCCTTTAGGCCCGCACATAAGCGGGCCATTTTTTTTGCCCGCGGCTATGCTTTCCATGCCATCTACTGGAGACCAAGCGATGCCCTCGCCCGAATACTCCCTTACAGACACCCTGGAACGCATATATGAGAACCAGCTCGCCCTAGAAGCTGCGCTGATGGAGTTGACGCTGCTCGTCGAAAGCCAAGGCCATGCCAAGATCGGCGAGAATGTGCGCGGCGCCCTGGAGGCGATCGGAGAGAACGCCGGGCATATCAAGCAGGGCTTGGCCAGGCTGAAGGCGCATGGGCCAGATTGAACGCCCTCCTCCCCAAATGGTGGCTGTACGCCACGAATGGTAAAGTGCAGGCTCAATTTTGGGAGTTAATCAATGAAGGGATTCGGAACATTCGCGATTATTGTCGGCGTTTGCTGGTTGGTCTTTGCGCTGAGCATGGATGTGTCCGTGCCTACTGGTACCGGCGGCCGGGTGAACAATATGGGCCTTATGGCCGACCGACAGATCCATACGATCGTTGGCGGCATGATTGCCCTCGCGGGCTTGCTTATGGTGCTTCTCGGCGGCAAATCCACTTCGCCACAAGCCGCGGCCGAGACAGATACACGTCCCTGCCCACTCTGTGCAGAGACCATCAAAAAAGCAGCCATCAAGTGCAAGCATTGCGGTGGTGACGTACTCCCAGCACTGTCCGCGCATGTACCCTTGATGTCAGGATGGACTGTAAGGGTGGAATGCGAGCCATGGGCACACGCGGAGGCAACCCGGTCAGTGAAGCGCCTGGGGCTTCCGACCACCAAGGGCTCGGCGAAATTCGTTGCTGTTGGACCATTTGCATCTGAGGCTAAAGCCCTAGGTGCGCGCGAAAACATCCGCTCAGTGAGCGACCTACTCGGCGATATCCATATTGTGGCACCTGACGCGTAGCCTTCCTGATCAAGCTCAAGCCTGCTCAGCGCGGGCTTTTTCATGCCTGCCAGAAAGCACAGCTGCAAAATATGCATTTATACATGAATTTTCTTGTCGCTCTATTGCCATCATATGGCAGCAGCAATACTGTATGCACATACAGTATTCGCAAGGAGCGAAGCATGATTCAGGCACCCTCCCCAACATCCAAACCACGGAACTCCTACGAGCTTGTCGGCCGTCGTCTGCAACGCATAATCGCCTCTCCTCGAGTGCAGAGAATTCAGTTGGTTGAAGTCTCCAGACGCGACGATGAAAGCCCTGAAGCTTGGCACCAAGTCATCCAAGACATCGGCGACACCGCCGGCATAAGGATCGAGCATTTGGATGATGGCGCCGTAAGGATCGGCTGGCGCGAGTACTGCGATTACTAAATGAGCCCGCCAGTGAGCGGGTTTTTTATCGGCTGCAGGAAAATATATAAGCACGCTTATTGACGAATAAAATAAGCGGGCTTATATTTCATCTCAAGCCAGCAGCGAAAGCTGCACCGCTCTTTAGCGACACCCCTTGCCGGATCACCACCGGCCCAGATTCAAAGGCAGCGATGAACCGGCCTAAACGGTTCAGAGGGTTGGCAACTGACCCGGGCGTGCAGCGTAAAACGCCAAGAACAGTTATCCAGCGGGAGAACAAGCCGAAA